TCCACCATGTTGGTGCAGATTTCGGCTTGGTCTATATCCTCTGGACCGGTCGGTACAAACTTAGCAATCCGGTGACCACTAGCAAAAGTCTCAAGTAGAGATGCAGACATTGAGCTGACCGCATCATACACATCCATACTTACATAACGTGCTTTACCTTTAACAGCTTTAGGCAGCTTGCCATTGTAGTAATCTAAAACACGCCTTCGCTCAGTGCTTAATTCACCATCGAGATATCCGACAGAAGACTGGATGTTATTGTCCAACATGACAATTATATCGTCTTCGTCTAGCTCTTTATATGTACTTATATCTGCCATTTAAGTTAAACCATCTCTGTGTAAAATTCATCCAAGGATTCGATAGGTTCCCAACTGCCTTCATGTATGTGATTACAAAGGGCCAGCGACATAACGCAGTCGTCATGACAACCAGGTTCAGCTTCCATCGATCCTGTCTGGGTTACGACATAAGTCATCATCTCTCTAAGTGTTGTCTTGTCGTTGAGTTTTAGTTCGCCCTCACGCACTGAAGCGCGGAGCTCGTCAATAATTAGGGGCTTTGTTTTTGCTGTAGTTGTGAAACCGAGCTTAGTGGTTTCTTTATCCGTGATCTTGTCTATGACAGTCTCAGTATAAAAGTTTGGATAAGCGTAGTCCTTACCTAACCTTGTACAAGTCAATATGCCATGACCATTGTTCTCAACAATCACTAAAGCTTCATTGTAATAAAACCCAAGCTCATACAAGACATCAGCGAAATAGTCTGGGTGTACTTGACCACGCCAAACAGCAACCTGACGTTTACGAGTGTCTAGAACCTGGGCGACTGAGTAGTCACCTTGTGAGACACCCATCGCCACATCAGCTCCAATGACATATCTTTCGCCTGGGTCGTGTGTCCTGTAGACAAGCAGCTCACCTCTTGGATGCTCGACAAACTCTTCATTCTCTAGAGCTAGGCGCTCTTTTATATCCGGAGCAGCTTCGAGCTGTTCTGTTAGCTGTTCTTGATTGAATACAGGCCGACCAGTGGTTAAGAAGGCTTCTTCTGGATAGCTAGGATATTCTTGTTTGAATAAATCAATACCATTCTGAGCAATCTTCTGTCGCCGGAACATTAACTGTTCGTCTTCTAGGTTGTATTGCTCTACTAATTCTTCTTCTTGTGGTGTTCGTTCGAACTTATCCGGAACAGGTTCTCTGTACGTTGGATCTGTAAACCACGGAATAAAGACAGGGACAAAGCCATTAGTGCCTTCAGTTGCCCCTCTCCATAAATCATAAAAGGTGCCTGTTATTCCGTTAGCTGTGCTTTCAGCCATGATCGCAGTCCCTGGTACATTCGGGACAGCTTGGACCAGACCATTCCAGATATCACTTGCGCTGCTTTTAGGCCAGAACGCAAGCTCGGACGCATGAACATGAGAAAGTGTTTCGCCTCGCCCAACACTGTCTGCGCCAGCCGTTGCAACCACATAACTACTATCGAGTACATCAAAACTAATCTCTTTTCTACTTGAGTAACGAGTGTGAGGTTTTAGTAAATCAGGCACATGCTCATGATAACGCCTAGTCATATCGAACAATGCCCTAGTGCTATCAGCCGTATGAGTTACGACCATTGCCTTCTTTGCCTTTTGTTGACTGACGCTATAATAAAGATAGCCACCAACGTAAGTACTTAAACCCTGTTGCCGCGCTTTTAGGATAACTACACGGATCTTGCCTTCAGCCTTGAGCTGTTTATCGACTGCTGCTTGTAGTATTTCTTGAGCGGGATTTAATATTAAAGGTTTTATTTCGCCTTCTTTACTTCTTATTTTTAGCGCATGGCGAGAGTAGTAAGGGAAGTCAGTGTATAGCTTCTTCCGTATCTTTCGTAGTTTTGGATCCATCTTGCTTTTGCTCTTCTTCTAGTAAAGTAGACAAGAAGTCCTCGGCCTTGCCGATAGTGACATCCTGCTTTGCGACAGGCTTCTGTTTAGTAAAATCTAAGACCAGTCGTGCAGCAGCTAGTCGCTCACGTGTTTCACCAGGCACACGCATAATCTCGACTGCTGCCTTGAGTGCTTCTTTTGCGAAGTTGTCTTCTGGTGCATCGCCATTCTTGCTCATGATTTCTATAAACCTCTCGGCTTCCTGTTTAGCCTTCTCTCGAATAGGCTCTATTGTTTCTTTGGTATAACCATGTGGGACACCAGCAGGGCGACCAGCTTTAGCCCAAGCCTTCTTATTCCACTCAGCTCGTTTAGCACGACCTTCTGGTGTCTTGGTTAGCTCTGCAAAGTAGTTTTTCTTTGGTGCACGTTGCGGGTACTTCTTACCCTTGGTCATATCGTCAACATGCCGGTAGCTGGTGTACCAGACATAGGCATTGGCATCTCTTCTTCTTCACCGCCTGAACCATTGACTGCAAGCAAAGCCAATGCTGCAGCCACTGCAGTTGCTAGTGGTGAAGAATAGAAAGTAAGAATGCCTTTTGTCATCTCACTGTCATTTAGAAACTCACGTATTAGTTTTGTGGTTTCCGGCATGACTTCTTTAGCTAACTGAGGATTACCTAGGTACACCCATAGAGGATCGACTGCTGTTTCAGCAGGGTTTCTTATATATGTTTGTTGAAAAGTTCGAAGACCACGCATTGTATCAGTAGCGTATACCTGTCGAGGTGTGAACTGCCTTTGGGTTGCCTCGTCAGATTGGTCAAAAGCCTCATCATATAAACCCATTCGTTTGTCCATTGCCCTTTGTGTATTGCCATCCTCTCTGACAAACTCAGGAGACAACTCTGGACGATTACGGAAAAAGAACTCAGTGTTAGATTGAAGATTATCAAGCTCGAACTCAATCTTTTTGGCTCTATCTTTACCAACAGTCACACCAGGATTTACGACTACATCATCGGTAGCGCCTTTATCCATTGCAAGATTTACTATGTTGTTCAGTAAGGTTCTGAAGCCGCCCTTTGTAAACATAGCGTAAGGGTAGTTTTGCCCTGATCTACTACTAAAGCCGCCGTCTAGGTCTATAGTGCCTTGTCCTGTTTCAATATGGTGAGACAACTCATGAAGCAATGTTGTCAAGAAACCGGTTTCTGTTTGCTGGTTTTTCTTAAAACCAAACTGATCGGCTTTTCTTCTTGGGTAGCCTGGCTGCATTGCACCTATCATACCACGACCCTCATTGGCTTGATCGTTATATGCACCCATGACACCGGAGCCACTAACATTTAAGTCATTAAGTAGGTTACTTTGGGATGTGTAGAGCTTAAGGTTTACTCCAAACGCTGCAATTATACGCCGAATGTCTTCAGCATTGTCTATGCCAAACTCATAGGGGCTGCCTTTTTTACCAACCTCAAAGAGAGCGCTGGCTAACTCAGCTTCCTCTTTTACTTCGTGGGGCGTTGGGACTGTAACATTGGGAGCGGGTCCAGAGACTTGGTCAGTCGCTGAGGCGAGGACTGGTTCGTTGAAGTTGAACTCCCCTTGCGCGCTAGTTCCACCAGACCCTTGAAGAACTCCAGTTGCAGGTCCTTCGGCACTTGGGATATTAGCGTTTCCCTCTCGTCCTCGTACTGTTTCGCGGAATGTTTCTTCGATTTGGTCATCAGTGTATCCTTCTTTCTTAGCTAATATAATAGCTGCATCACGATAATCATTGTCATCGCCTTGACCTGGTTTCACGCCTAACATTCTAAGTAGGCGTTTTTCTGGAAACCACATAAGCGCTTGGAAATCTGCTATAGTTATATCAATACCAGCCGTCTTCAGCAACCTTTTAGCTTCGAATGCAGCCTCACGCATAAACTTGCGATCTGATGTTTTGCCTGGTTGATCTCTTACAGTGTCACCCAGATTACCAAAGTGAGTGCCTACTGTCTTCCAGAGCTGACCCTTCTCAGGGTTTTTACCTGTCTCTTTCTGATGTCGAGCGTAGTACCTGTTCCAGACGCGGTGCAGCTCATTAGTTAAGGTATCTATACGCTCGGCGTTATTATAAAGACCATCACGTGTCTCATTAATATTCTTTAGGGCTTCATTAACCAGCTTGCGATCATTACCTTTCGAAGACTTCATCTCACGCACAATAATATTGCGGTTCTTTGTCATATCCTTTTCGGATTTCTCAGGCTCAAACGGACGACCGATTTGCCGGTTCCACATACGCATCCACCACATATCTGCGGTGAGATTATCATAGTTGCCTATGAGGTTCTGATAGAAACCCTGACCAATCTTCGGGCCAAGAACATAACTGCCATTTACCACTGTATCGACACTGTCTTTTGTTTGGTCAGTGATGTTTGTATTAAATCTATCGTTAAAGTCTTTTATGAACTTAGATAGCTCACCACGTGTCATAGTTCTATTAAAGAATTCGGTGATAGGCATATCAATGTCACCGGCTTCATAAAACTCATTGTATGTGTTGTAGAACTTAAATGCATTCACCATTGCTGCATTGCGGTCACCACCTTTTGACCACTTGTTTGGCATCTTACCAGTATCTTTCCAAGTCGTATAAGCCTGGTAAGCATATTGGAAATTAGGTACAACCGCTGTTCCATTTGATGTCACGGCTAATGCAAACTTGAAAGCTAACAGGTTCGCTGGATCATTTGCTTTCGGTCCAAGCGATGGGTCTATTAAAGACATAACCCTCATAGCTTGGTCGAGTGTTTTATCGTACCAGCCAATGGCATTATTATCTTGCTCAAGAGCCTTCATAGCTTCTGCAGCCATCTTACGACCTACAAGTACGACATTCTCCGGTGAGTATTCAATTGGGTCTGTTGTGCCGTAATGTTTAACGTACAGGTTCTCAAACAACCACCGGATGCCTTCGACCTTAGTCTTGACCTTGACCGGAGGCACAGTGCCTTCCGTTGGGTAGATTGGTAGTATTGTTGCGTTAACTTCATCACCAAGATCAGCGGGATTGAAAGGTGTATTGTCAACCAACATATTAGTTTCTGGATCGAATACTTCGTTCTTTTGACCTTTACCTTCAATATTAGTAGCAATGGTTTCAGCGCTACTGTTTTGCTCTTGCTGACGAACCACTCTCTCTCGGTAAGGATTGAGGTACGCATCAACTACCTCTTGAGGTACAGGTGTTTTACCGCTAGTTATCTTCTTGATCGCTTGATCTATGGACTTGACCGGCTCAGTACCGAGGTTGCGTCCAAACTCATCAAGGACAGTCAGTACACGGCCTTTAACAACAGCCGATACTTTTGAGTCTTCATTGAGCTGATTACGGAGCTCTTGAACAAACGCTATGTTATCTCTCTTACCCGCTTCACGCTGATCATTAATGACACCGCGTAGCTCTGTAGCATCGGCTCTGTTTTCGGTCTGTCTGTTAGCTCTGATCTCAGAACGCTTCATCGTGACGATCATGTCGGTGAGCAAAGCCATATGCTCGTTTTCAATAAAATCGCCTACTTGTCGATCACGTAAAGCATCATAGAAAGGCCGATATTTTTTACCCAGGCTTGCCAATAGAGCTTCGTTGGCATCATTAATGTCTTGAGCTCCGATAGGTACGCTAGTGCCTTCGTAGGTTTGAATGGCCTCGTTTGCAGTCTTCAATATTGCAAACTCTGGACCGGCTGCTGGGTCGAGCTCTATGTTTGAGCGCAGCGCTTCAAGAAGCATAGCTCTCTCTTGGCGGCTCTTTTGCAGTGACTTCTCTTGCTCAAACAAAGAAGGCAGCGAGGGATCTACACCCAATCTTGTATTATCAATATTCTGGTTTACGTAAGTTCCAACAGCAGAACGACCACCGGTCAATGCATCGAATGCACGTGATCCACCA